CACTCATCGCGAGCATGGTTTTTTCAGCCCTGATCTGACTAGCCTTGTCCATCTTGTCGTACCTAATCTTAATCAGCGCGAGGCTGAAGAGTTTGGATGTGACAGGGTAGACCTTAAGAATTGCCTGAACATCTTCGGGCTTTTCGTAAAACCCAATCTCTTGAATAGTCATATCATTGCTCGCTGTAGAATAAGTGCCGACCTATCTTTCTTTGCACCGTAAGCCCAGTAACCCAGTACGGATCAACATCATCTCGGTGATAGTATGTAGAACCACCCGAAATGTCCACCAAACGGGGGTGATTTAGGGCAATACTGAGGGCTAACGTGTATGCCCCTTGGTCTAGTATTACTTCTGGCTTACCATCGCAGTAATAGCTGAAATGGCACTGATTACGGAGCATGTGACCGTTCCATGTCCTGCCTTGTTTGACTACCCGACAAGGAGTATCGGGGAACTTAGGAGATGCCACACGATTCATGATGGTATTAGCTACTGCGACCTGCCCATCCAAGGGTTCAGACCTAGCCTCAAAGTAAATAGCCATTGCTATGCATACGACCTCAAGCATCAGGCTTTCTTCCTGCTTGTTTGTGGTGAAACCCCACCTCTATGTGTTTTCGTTTGGGCTTAGGTGAGCCTCCGTGCTTCTTGCGCACCACGAATTTGTCATTGAATAAGAATACATAATACAAAACCCGCTCATCATTCGCGCACCACTCTGCCTCCTCTAAGGCGCGCGCAAAGTCATCAAAGATAATCACTTGCGCTTACTCGGAAACTCAACGAACACCCCGAACTTATCACTGAGATGTCGGCTCAGTACAGAGTAAGTGTTGTGGTAATCATCCGACCCTACCTTCGCGGTAGAATCTTCGTTAGCTACGATCTTTTGAATGGGCTTCCACAGGTACTCCTTCACGAGAGAGGGTGACCACGGTATATCCACCTCCTGCTTGATGACTCGCTTCATATCAAACCCTGAGTCATTCAGCTTCTCACCTAGCAGTCGGCAGTACACATGTAATGCGTTGTTCTGAGCTGAGGTTCTGGTCTTGCCACCCTTGATCTTGAGTGTTAGATACTTCTTCTCCTCGTACATCTGGGTCATCATCTTGATGAAGGCTTCAAGAGAACGCCTGTCATCTACCACCCAGAAATCCCCCTGATTTATATCAGTCATTTCTGCCCCCTCTGACCGAAGCGAGCATCGAACCGCTGCTTCTCTGTTAGTACATGATTAGAGTAGGTGCAGGGAGGGAAGTGTTTAACTTCCCCGCCCTTGCTGAAGAACAACTCCAAGTCTTTCTCTAATCTATCTCTGACTTGCTGGTTAGTCTGAGTCGCCGTCAGCATACTCTTCTCCTATTTTCAATACATCATCCATGCTCATGCCAAGCGCGTCACATATTTCTTTGTAGCGTTTAACCTGCATACCCTGTTGGGTCAGTGAGTGCGAGTAGTTAGCTGCACTCACGCCTATCTGCTGCGCTACTTTAATATGTCTAATACCCGCGATGGAATGAGCAGTTCTGATTGCCTTACCTATATGAATAGGCATGCAGCTCTCCTTAAATAATCCAACAGCGAAACTTCGTATCTTCGCCATCTTTTATTGAGCGAGTAGCAGTTCCCTTCCTTAGTGATCTGCTTACATCCCAGAAAATTTGACGTTCACGTTGAGTACTGACAACAATAGACTCGCCAGACTTCATCTTCTTTATTACGGGGGACATAATACGACGTAAGCCGCTACCCAAAGACTCGTTGACCACTGGCAAAGAAACATTTGCTTCTATCGCATACGCAGACTTTGCTTTTGAAGCTCTAGGCTTCAAAGGCTTATCCTTTTCTATTGCGTAACTAGATGCTGACTCTTCTGGCGGCTGAGCATTAGCAATGTCATCCATTAAAGACTTATGCTTTTCTGCGGTCATCCTTTCTTGTGGCTCAAGAAACTCCATGCTTAGAGCAAGGCTTTCTACCACAATATCTGTAGCAGTTCTGCCAAGTTTAATTTTTTGCATTTGAATAGAGTTGTACAGCTCTTCAGGAATGTATACAGCAAGCTGTCTGCGAGCGCCTGTTTTACTGGGTTGGTTTCTGATGGGGCTTTCTTCTTTCTTCTGTGAATTAAAAAATAACATATCATCCTCCAAGGATAAGGGGGCTTGCGCCCCCGATAAATTAAAAGGGCATATCTTCTGAAGCAACCTCCACCTTGGGGGCGGGCGCAGACTGAGCATCCTTCGGCTTAACAGAAAGGCTCATGTACTTCTTGCCGTTCTTAGATTCCTTGAGCCACGAGTTCAGCCAGTACTCCTGACCACCTACATTGATCGTGCCATTGTAGTCAGCGTGTGTCTCAATCTCTTTGCGCTCGTTTTTGAACAGTGCGCCACGGTTTGTATCATCGTAATCACTCATCGTATTCTCCTACTGAAAGTATTGGTTAACATCTTGTTTGATTTTTAATGACGCATTGGTTACATGTTCTGCCAATGCTGCTATGTACTCCTCATCGCGTTCCACACGAACGATCAAAGGTTTCATGGTCTGGTGATAGGACATGAAATCCCACCACGATCTGCCTGTGACCCACAAGCAACCCATGATCTGCTGCAAGTGCTTAGAAGGCATGACTCCTGCCTTCACCCACTCAACATGCGTAGCAGGGGCAGGGCATTTGATTTCCAAACCGCCATCATCCCCCACTAATCCGTCTGGCGAACAACCTGCGTTAACAGTATCGTGCAGACAGAATCCCACCTCCTGAACAGTATTCCCTGTCAGGGCTTCGTACAATTCACGCGCATCTGGTTCTAATTCCGTGCCACGCTTCATGTGTTCGTTGACGTAGACAAAAGTGGTCTCGCCTGTTAGCTCTTCAGCGACTAGCTGATTGATGTAAGCCTCAACCTGTGTAGACTTGCCGCCCTTTCCGGTGACTATCTTAGAAAACTGTGAGGCCGATGGGACACCTAGCCTAGCTGACAACCACGCATCACTGCCCTGTTCGCAATCTATTATTCGCATGAGTACTCCACAATTTATTAGTTAGGTCTATTAGATCCTTGCAAGGCTTGCAGAACGGGTAGTACTGCGGCGCTACCAACGCTTTGCAAGTCTCGCATCGTACATCCCTTCTCATTAGAAGAAATCCGGCGCAGACTGTTTCGCTGCGGGATGCGATGGGTGCTTAGGCTTAGTAGATGCAGCGTTGCCATCGTCATCTTCAGACGGAATTCCTGCTATGGCTTGCAAACTATAGCGTCTTGCATAAGACAGACACGAGCCGACAGACTGGGCATCCATCTTCGCGAGAGGGATAAAGAACGATTGCTCTAGCCACTCGCCAGAGGAATGCATTAGCCTAGTAGCCAGACCAACAGAACCCTCGCCGCTAACAGGGAACTGCACATAGCTTAGTCCATGGGCTGCAAACGGGGCTTTGACTGCTTCGATTACATCCCCAAGTGATGCGTACTTAGATTTAAAGAATGGATTAGCTGAGCCTTTGACTGCTGCGCCCATCTCCCCTTGTGCCGCAGCCATCGCGGCTGCTAGGTTTGCTATTGATTCAGATTGTTTCATTTTAGTTCCCCTTAGAAGTATTTTTGCTCGTGTTGGTCATCGCGAATGCGGTGCATGACCTGCTCATTAGTCGCATACTCGTGACCGTACACAGCCAGTGCAGTCTCGGCTATACCAATCTCGCGAGTGGCAACATCCTTAATGAAAGACAGGACAGCCTCGCGCATCTCACCTCTGAAAATAACAGAGTAAGTAAGCGTGTCAGCTTTGTTCGTGATTAGCTTATGGATGCAGCCGCGCAGGACTTCGGGGTCTGCGTGATAGAGCATGATGTCACACAGATACTCGTTCGCATCTGCGTCATGCAGTACAGAGAAGATCATCTGATCGATGTCAGCTAGTGGGACTACGTCCCAATCGATGTCACCGTCAATAAGATATTGTGTTGCGGTTGTTGGCTCAGCGAGCCACTCTTTGATGTATTTCATGTCATCCTCCTCAGAATGTGTAGTCATCGTAATATAGATTAAATATCCTTGTCAACAATTGTGTCGAAATAAAA